TTCTCTGAGTGGGCGGCATATAAGCACGTTATCAGGCCATTCGAGGTGCCGTATCATTGGACGCGGTTTCGGGCAATCGATTGGGGCACAGCAAGGCCATTCTCGATTGGCTGGTATACGGTAGCAAGCGAAGATTTCTTCCATAACGGGCGAATGATCCGGCGGGGATCGATCATCCGCTATCGGGAGTATTACGGGGCGCGAAAAGACCATAACGGTCAGACGGTTCCGAATGAGGGCGTTAGGCTTCCGGCGGCTGAGGTCGCGCAACGGATCATCGCCATGAGTGAAGGCGAGCCGATTGAGTATACGGTTATCGATCCTGCTACGTTCTCGAATACCGGCGGTCAGACGATTGCAGAGGCGTTCATGGTTCATGGCATTGAGCCGTTGCTTCCGGCTGATAATACGCGTGTGGCGAAAGCAGGCGCGATGAGCGGATGGAACAATTGCCGGACAAGGCTTGCAGGCGACGACCCGACGTTCTTTGTTTTTGACTCGTGCCCTGAGTTTATCCGGACGGTGCCTGTTTTGCAGCATGACCGGCTGAGGGCTGAGGATTTGGACAGCGCGGCTGAGGACCATATCGCGGATGAGTGGCGGTATGCGCTGAATACGAGGCCGCATATGGGCAAAGAGCCTGAAAAGGCCAAGCCGATGCGCGATGTGACGAAAATGACAGCATTCGAGATGTTTGGGATATGATGGCAGATTACGACAATCCGCAGAGCGACATTGGCGAAGGCGAGGACGCGCAAGCTCTCGATTTGGTCAAAGTGCAGGAAGAATGGGCGGAGAAGATCGAAAAGCGGCAAAAGGATTTCGACCGGTTCAAACAGGAAGCGGACCGGTCAATCAAATGGTTGCGGCTTGGCGAGAATGACCGGAAGAACAAGGCAAGGGGTGACAAGCTCAATATTGCGTGGGCAAATTACGAGATTTTGAGATCATCGACCTATAGCCGCGCTCCGAAAGTTGTGGTTGTGCCTCGCTTTGGTGGTGGCGACAAAAGGACAATTCTTGAGCCTGCAGCGCAGGTTCTGGAGCGCGTCATTGAGAGTAACAATGACCGCGTAAATCTCCATGCAGCGCTATGCAAGGTTCGGGATGACCTTATTAAGGTTGGTCGTGGCGTTCCGTGGGTACGGTATGAACCGACATTCGAGCAAAGGCCGATGCCGGTACTGGATGAGGCGACAGGCCAGCCGCAAATGGATGAGACGGGCCAGATGATGATGGCTCCGCAAGATGTGAAGGTGTCGGAACGGGTTGTGGTTGACCCTGTTCCGTGGGCTGATTATCTGGAGGGGCCTGCGGATTTGTGGGATCGTGTGCCGTGGGTTGCCAAGCGCGTCCGGATGACAAAGAAGGCATTTGCCAAGAGGTTCGGGCCGGAAAGAGCGCAAGAGACAGGCGTATCGTTTGTCAATAATGACATGACGGACAAGCGGCGCAAGACGGAAGGGAATGCCGCGGAAGTTTGGGAGATTTGGTGCAAGGAGAGCAAGGCCGCATACTGGATTGTCAAGGACGCGAAAGAGGCCATTGAGGTTATGGACCCGCCTCCTTTGGAATTGGAGGGGTTTTTCCCTTGCCCTGAGCCTGCAATGTCGAATTCGGAGGATGGAAGCCGGTTCCCGATTAGCGATGTGATCATGATCGAGGACCAGTTGACGGAAATCGATGCGCTGACAAAGCGGATTGATGCGTTGCGGGAAAGCCTTCGGGTGCGCGGGTTCTATTCCAAGGGTTCGGCACAAACAAGCGCGGCTGACCAGATTGAAGCCGCAATTAAGAATACTGATGACAGGCAGGTGATCGTCCCTGTTCCGGCATGGGCTGCAAACGGGCAAGGGAAGATTAGCGATTTGATCGTGTGGCTGCCGTTGGACATGGTGGTGACAACCATCCAGCAATGCACTGCAATGCGGAAAGAGGCGATTGAACTTGTCTATCAGGTAACGGGAATCTCTGATGTGATGCGCGGGGCGTCGCAAGCCAGTGAAACGCTTGGCGCACAGCAGATCAAGGCGCAATGGGGTTCGGTTCGCGTTCAGGACAAGCAAAGCGAAATGCAGCGCGTGGCGCGTGATTTGTGCAGGATTGTGGCAGAAATTGTTTGCAACCTGTTTTCGAGCGACAGCTTCGAGAAAATGGCGGTCTACGGGTACCAGCCTGACATGGAGCAAATCCTTCGTGATGACTTAACGCGGTCATTGGTGATTGATATCGAGACGGATTCGACGATTTCCACGGACGAAGACGCGGACAAAGCAAAGCGGATGGAATTCTTGACCTCGATTGGCGGGATGATCCAGCAAGCCCTTCCGGTTGTGCAGGCGGCCCCCGAGATCATGCCTGTTATTGGTGCGATGATGAAATTTGCCGCGCAAGGGTTCAGGGTCGGGCGCGAAATGGAAGGCGAGATTGACAAGGCGATGCAAGCAATCCAGCAGCGCATGTCACAGCCGCAGCAACCGCCACAGCCTGATCCGACTGAGCAATTGAAGTCCGAGGCAACACAAGCAACGGCAAAAGCGGCGATTGTCCGCGCCAATGCGGATATTGCAAAAACGCAAATGGAAATGTCGGCCCCGATGGCGGGTTCTGTAGCCGCTTAACTCCGGAATGAATTGATTTTGTTGAAAAGCGCGTCGGTGACGCGGCTGAAAGGATAACCTATGAACCAAGCCTTTGCTTTTTCCCCGGCCACATGGTCAGGAGTGCCTCTCACTGCTTCGACAACCACGTCAAGGGTTTCTGTCGATGGCTCGTCTTCACAAACAGTTCGAGGTGTTCGCGTTGTCAATGAGGGGAGCGCAGTGGCCTATATTGTTGCAGGAGATTCAGCAGTCGTTGCAACGACGTCAGGGCTTCGCGTTCTGCCAAATTCGGTTGAAATATTTTTAATCCCTCCGTTAGCCACGCACATGGCGGCAATAACGGCGTCCGGCACGGCGCAACTGTCATTTACGTTCGGGATGGGGATGTAACATGGCGGTCAGATTTATAGGGTCAAGCGGTGCAGGGGGCGGAGCGCTACCTGCGGAAATACAAACCTATTCGACAGTAGGAACGTTTACTTGGACAAAACCGTCAAATGCAAAAACGGTCGAGGTGCTTTCTATAGGCTCTGGCGGCGGGGGCGGGTCTGGGCGCGTTACGACAAGTGGCACAGCGGCCTCTGGCGGCGGTGGCGGGTCTGGCGGGGCGGTCAATATGCGGACATTCGCCGCAAGTGATCTACCAGCAACTGTTACGGTTACCGTACAAGCTGGCGGGGCTGGGGCGCCTGCGCAAACGGTTGCGGCGACAAACGGGAGCGCCGGAACGGCAGGCGCAGCGGCCTCTTTTGGGGCGCTTGTGGTTTCGAGCGGTGGTGGCGGTGGTGGTGCTGGCGGTACGGCAACTTCTTCAGCAGGCACAACCTCTTCTCGTGGGATGTTTGCCGGAACTGCAGGTGGAGCGGGGACGCTCGGCGCGGCGGGGGCAGCGGCGGCGAACACAAGCGGGGCGGCAAACGGCGCGACAGGCGGCGGTGGCGGTGGAGGGTTAGCTACGACACCTGCAAATTTGGCGGGTGGCGCAGGTGGGACCAGTAATGTTGCTTCCGGGTCTTTGACAGGCGGCACAGCAGGAACGGCTGGCGGCGGGAATGGCGGCGCAGGCCCCGCCTTGCTTGCTAGCATCAATTGGGGCGGCATCGGCGGCGGTGGTGGCGGCTCCAATATTGCGGGCAATGGCGGCAACGGAGGCGCAGGCGGATTATATGGTGCTGGCGGCGGGGGCGGCGGTGCCGCTCTTGACGGGTCGGCAAGCGGCGCTGGCGGCAATGGTGCCGACGGCCTTGTTATTGTGATCACGTATTTCTGATGCCCCGCGAAAGTTTTGTATTTGACCGTGAGACCAACGAGATGGTCCCGCGACAGATTTTCTATGCTCGCAAGCCCCGCCCGGCGCGTTCTGGTCTTTCCGCCCCGCTAATTATGTCTGACCAGATATCGGCCGGAAAATCTCAATTGGACGGGCGGATTTATGACAGCCGGTCGGCCTTGATGCAGTCCTATCGCGATTATGAGGCGCGGACAGGCAAGCAAGTCGAGGTGGTTGGTGATCAAGTCCATCACCTCATGAAATATGCCGACGAACCCTCGCCGCCCGATGAAAAGGCAATCGATGCGGCAATCACCCATGCCTTGGAGAAACATGACGTATGAGCGACATTGATGATTTTATCGACACTCAGGTTGATATGGACGTTGAGGCCCCTGTAGCCGAAACGGGATCTTCCCCGTCAAAATCCGGACCTTCAATCGATGACGCGATCAATGCCGCGTTTGAAAAGATTGAAAATCAGCCGCGCGACGAACAAGGGCGGTTTGCTCAAAAGCAAGATGAACAGGCAAAAGCCGAAAAGCCTGTCGAGGCAAAACCGGAAGAGCCAAAAGTCGAGCAAAAAACCGAAACTGCGCTTGACCCTCTTTCTGTTGCTCCTGCTTCGTGGCCAAAAGATAAAGCGGCGCTTTGGCAGAATTTGCCGCCAGACGCAAAGCAGTTTCTGGAACAGCGCGAACGCCAGATTAGCCAAGGGTTTGCACGGTATCAGGGCGTTGCCGAATATGCGGACCTTGCCGAAAAGCAGGGGACGACGCTCAGGGCATTTTTGGACAATGCGAATTCGTGGGAAGCCTCCATGCGGGAGCGGCCTGTCGAGACGTTGCTTCACGCGGTCAATCTGTTCAACCTTGACCCTCGGCAATTGGCGGCGGCATTGAACGGTCAACCCGCTCCGCAGAATACGGCTCAATACACACAACCCGCACCTCCGCGTCCGGTCGATATCCAGCGCGAAGTCGAATCCGTCTTGCAAAAGCGCGAAACGGAACGCGAGGTTGAAAAGTTTTTCGCAGACCCTGCGAACAAATATACCGGCACTGTCTCCGATCATATGGCTGCACTCATCACAGCGGATCGGAGCTTGTCACTTAAAGACGCCTATGAACAGGCATGTTGGGCGCACCCTCAAGTGCGTGCTGAACTTCAACGCGAAGAAGCAAACCGGCAAATGTCTGAAAAGTCGGCACAAATCCGCACAGCAACTCAAACTGCGCAGCGGGCTTCCAAATCACTCGTCGGCTCTGTCGCACAGCCAGTCAATGCGGTGCGCAAGGGGATGACAATCGATGACTCAATCAATGCCGCAATAAGCCAACACGGTTGGTAGGCGGCTTTCTCAAATTAAGGAGTAAGGGCAATGCCCGCACCAAATCTTAACTATGCCGATATCGTGGCAACAACGATTGAATACCGTTCCGGCCAGTTGGCCGACAACGTTTCGCTTCACAACGCAATTCTCCAGCGCATGAACCAGAATGGCAATGTCGATCCAATCGACGGCGGTTACAAAATTCTGGAAGAGCTGGAATACGCCGAAAACGGGTCGTTCAAATGGTATAATGGTTACGATACCATTGACGTCCAGCCGCAGGAAATCTTTTCTGCCGCTGAATATGACCTGAAACTCGCCGGCATTTCGATTGTCATCAGCGGTCAGGACATGCTGGTAAACGCAGGCAAAGAGCGGTTTATTCCTCTTTTGAAAAAGAGAATGAAAAATGCCGAAAGCTCGTTCAACAACAACTTAATCCGCTCGATCTTCTCAGATGGAACGGGGTCGAACGGGCGTCAGTTGACCGGATTGCAGGCGCTGATTGCGTCCAACCCGACAGCAGGAACGGTCGGCGGCATCTCGCGGGCAACTTGGACGTTCTGGCAGAACAAGCGGTTCCGTGGCGTGACGGATGGCGGCGCGGCGGTGTCCAGCACCAATATCCAAAGCTACATGACGCAGCTTGCTTTGCAGCTTGTTCGTGGCGCGGACTTCCCTGATATGGTTGTGTTTGATGCAAACTATTACAATTTGTATCAGCAGTCATTGCAGCCGAATTTCCGGGTGACGACAAACGATTCAACGGGCGCAGGGTTCAAATCGCTTAAATTCTTTGCGGTCGGGAACGATGCTGACGTTGTATTTGCGGGTAACGGCGTTGGTATGCCTTCGAATACGGGTTATTTCGTCAATACGAAATATCTCCGCCTCCGCCCTCACCGTGATCGCAACATGGTTAAAATCGGTGGCGACCGCCAGCCGGTCAATCAGGACGCGATTGTGTCTCTGCTCGGTTGGGCAGGCAACATGACCTGCTCGAATATGAACTTGCAGGGCATTCTCGTTGCTTAACCCCCTACAGTAAAGGATAAAGAAAATGACTGTTTCTAGCATTGCATCGTCCTATGTCGGGGCAAAAATTGGCCTCCAGACAGCGGACACAATCCCGCAGTTTTCCCCCGGTACCCGCGTGGACGGGGATATGGGCGGACTCTACATTTACGGTTTGGCAAGTGCGGCAATTGCGCAAGGTGATTTTGTTGTGTTCAACAACAATTACAGCGCGTCATTGCTGACAACGACCAATAGCCAGAGAGGCGCAAAGGTAGCGGTTTCTCGGGCGCCTTTGGCGGCAAACCAGTATGGCTGGTTCCAAGTCGAAGGCCAAGCGGCAGGCCGGACGGTGGCAGCCGTAGCTGCAAACGCGCAGTTGAACACGACGGCCACAGGTGGCGCGGTCGATGACGACGCCGCAGTCGGCGCAAAGCGTATCGAAGCGATTGCCATTCTGGTCGCAGCTGCGGGCGCAACAACCAACACCGAATTTATGCTTTCAAGCCCCTATGTCGGTGCAACACTCTAACAGGAGCACTTAAATGATGGACGCTAATCAATTACTCATTCGTTTTGCGCTTCAACGCTCAATGAACGAGTATCGCACTCAGGCAGAAGGTCGCCCAATCTATGATGAGGAAGAAATTGTTTTCATCCGCGTCAAAGGATCAAAAGATGAGGTTTCTCACCTTGTGACCGATGAAATCCGGCGCGAATACAAGGATTTGTATGACCGGTGGAAAACAAACCAAGCCGCACCGTTGACTGGAACACCTTTGGATGAATGGCCGAAAGCGTCCGTTTCATTTATTGACGAAATGAGACTCTACGGTGTTCGCACCGTAGAGGAATTGGCCGGACTCAATGACGGTCAGGTTTCGCAAAATCCCGGCTGGATGACGTTCAGAAGCCAAGCACAGGCATGGTTGGAAGCGGCGGCAGACAGCGCGGCTGTCACGCGGCTTGCGGCACAGAATGAAGCGCTTCTGCAAAGGATCGCTGCCCTTGAGGCCGCAAAACACGCCCCGTCTGAAAATGACGATTCCGTCGTCAGACGCGGACCAGGGCGTCCGGCAAAAACCGAAGCTGCATAAAAAGGCATCGCGCCATGTCTCTTCTGACCATTGTTCAAGACGCGTGTATCTTGGTTGGCCTTGACCAGCCATCTGCTGCCGCGTCCTCTGTTGATACAAGCATCAAACAGATTGTTGCGCTTGCATCCAAAACAGGAAGAGAGGTGGCGCGATGGCACGATTGGTCAACGCTTTCAATCGCAGGATCCTTTACAGGGGACGGGACAACAACCGTTTTCAACCTTCCGGCTGATTTTGACAGATTTGCGCAGGGTGAAAAAATCATTCTTGACGGCGGGATCGGGACAATTTCAACCGGCCCGTTGTCAGCATCTGAAATCACCGCTTTCCGTGCGCGGTCTCCGATTACCGTTGCTTTTGTCCATTTTCGGCGCGGCAACCAGTTTACAATTGCCCCTGCCCTTGCGGCGAACCGAAAAGCGATTTTCGAATATCAGTCTAAAAACTGGTGTGCGTCGTCGTCTGGAGCGCCCCAAACCGGGTTTTTGGCAGATACAGACGTAGCTTTGATTGATGAAGAATTGATCACGCTTGGCATTGCGTGGCGCTGGCGTCAGATCAAAGGGTTTGATTATGCGCAGGAATACGAGGATTGGCGGCAAGCCGTTGAGTTAAGGGCCGCGTTTGATCGTGGTCGCATTCCGGTCGCGGCGGGGTCACCCTACGCGCAATTGCCTGATCCTGTCACGCCAGACACAATCATTTTAGGGACTTAACGCCCGTGATTCCTCTTTCCGTTACCCGTATCGGGCGCAATATGAGCGTCAAGCCCGTGCGCGGGCAACGCACACAATCCATCAAAAGCATTCCCGCGCCCCGTCGGGGGTGGATACAAAACGAAAACATTGCCAAGCACAAAGATGAAGGCGCGGCAATTCTCGATAATTGGTTTCCGACTTCAACCGGCATTCGCGTTCGCAAAGGGTCAAGCCGGTATGCAACCGTTGGCGCAGGGGCGCCAATTTCTGCATTGATGCCTTACCGGTCAGGGACGCTGAACAAGCTGTTTGCCGCAACCGACGCGGCGATTTACGATATTTCAACCGTTGTTGACGCGAATGTTTCGCCAACGCCAGTTGTCACGGGACAGACAAGCGGTGATTGGTCCTACACAATGTTTACCACGTCTGGTGGGACATTTTTGGCCATGGTCAACGGGGCAAATGCGCGGCAAATTTACAACGGAACGGCCTTTGTAACAACGCCTGCAATCACTGGAGGCCCGGGCACAAATGGCAGTCAGTTTTCGCATGTCTGGGCGTATAAAGAGCGTCTTTTCTATATCCAGAAAGACACGTTGAATGCTTGGTATCATCCCGTCGATAGTATTGGCGGCGCGGTATCGCAATTTAGCCTCAATGGGGTTTTCAAACTTGGCGGGGCACTTTTGTTTGGCTCTACATGGTCTTTTGAAAGCACCGGCGGCGGGCTGGCGGACTCTTGCGTGTTTGTCACAACGGAGGGAGAAGTTGCTGTTTATGAGGGGAGCACCCCCGGCGCGAGCAATTGGACGTTGAAAGGCATTTACCGCGTAGGGCGTCCACTGGGCAAGAAAGCGCAATTCAAAGCAGGTGGCGATCTGATTATCGCTACAGATGTCGGCATGATACCGGTTTCGTCGGCTATTGCGCGGGATCAGGCGGCATTGTCGGAAGCAGCGGTTTCATACCCCATTGAAGAGGCGTGGAAAGCTGAAGTTTTGACGCGGCGCGCTCAATACTCATGGAATGTCGAAATTTGGCCTACACAACAAATGTGCATTGTTGGGATGCCGTCTTATGGCGAACTTTCCGATCAATGTTTTGTCATCAATATCCGGACAGGGGCATGGGCAAGGTACACAAACTGGAATTGCCATAGCACGGCCCTGTATGGGGATAGATTTTTCTTTGGAACGGATGATGGCCGTGTTTTGGAAGCAGAAACAGGGTCAACAGATGACGGGAATATTTATACGGCTTCCTATGTTGGCCTTTTTGAGGATTTAGGCGCGGCGGGAATGCTCAAATCCGTTCAATTGGCCCGTGTCAATCTGCTATCTGTTTACCCTATTCAACCACAAATTTTTGTGTGCAACGATTTTGTCGCCACAGTGCCATTGCCGCCTTCCGCCGCTGCTGCAATCCCGAACGCGTCGGTCTGGGATACGCTCCTTTGGGATTCAGGCACATGGGCGGCAGAAACGGCAAAATTAAACGTTACTCAATGGCAATCTGTCAACGGGTTCGGGTATTCCATCGCGCCGGGTTTACAAATCACGATTGGCGGGAATGTGGAGCCTAAAATCGACCTTGTTCAGGTGGATTTAAGCTATGAAAGAGGCGGCGCGATTGCATGAAGCGCATTATTGAAGGCGCACCCGTCGCTGAATTTGTATCAAACCGGCTCGGCGTCAAGATTGTGCCGCCTTATGGCGCTTTGGGGGTCGAGGAAAATGGCAAAATCTTGGGTGGCGTCATTTTCAACAATTGGTCAGGGGCCGATGTCGATGTTTCCGTTGCGGGAATGCCAAGAGCGTGGACAAGGGCTTTTCTCAAAAGATTGGCTCATTATGCGTGGGTTGAATTGGGCGTTCTGCGGGTAACGTTTTTGACTGAACAAGAAAGCGTTGTGACGCTTGCAAAACGGCTCGGTGCCAAAATTGAAGGCATCAAAAGAAACAGTTTCGGGGCAGGACGCAACGGAACATTGCTTGGTTTGCTAAAGGAAGATTGGAAAATTTAATGCGAAGCCCGTCACCCCCCTCCGCTCCTGATCCTAAAGTCACCGCCGCTGCGCAAACCAATATGAACAAGGATACGGCAATCACGCAGCAAATGGTCAATATGGTCGACCAATACACGCCACAGGGCAGCACGACCTATACACAAGACGGGTTTAATTCATTCACCGACTCGGACGGCAAGACGGTCAATATCCCTAAATTTGCGTCAACCGTTAAATACAGCCCTGAGCAGCAGGCACTTTACGACCTCACCAACAAAACAAGCCAGAATTTAGGCCAAATCGGCGTTGACCAATCCGCGAAAATTGGCGCTCTTTTGAAAGAGCCGATTAATATCAATAATGAGGCAACAGAAGCGCGGTTGATGGATTTGGGCCGGAAACGGCTTGACCCGAGATTCGCCGAAAACGAGGAAAACCTTCGCACCCGATTGGTCAACTCCGGTATCCGGCAAGGGACAGAGGCGTGGGATCGTGAATTCCGGAACTTCAACGAGGGCAAGAACGACGCCTATAACGAATTGATGCTCAGAGGGCGGGGCCAAGCCGTTCAGGAAGCCCTGACAGAGCGCAACCAGCCGATCAACGAGATTTCGGCCTTGCTTTCCGGCTCGCAAGTGTCACAGCCGACCTTCGGAAACACGCCAACGGCAGGGGTCGCGGGTGTCGATTACATGGGCGCGGTTCAAAACAAATACAACAATGACATGAATGTTTATAATCAGAAAGTCGGGGCAAATAACGCCATGATGGGCGGGTTGTTCGGGCTTGCTACAGCCCCGTTCAAGTTTTCTGACAGGCGGGTGAAAACAGACATTAATCGGGTGGGGTCTCTTGATAACGGCTTGCCTGTTTATTCCTATCGGTACAAGGGCCAATCGACGCCTGAAATCGGGCTGATGGCGCAAGATGTCGAACGGGTAAATCCAAGTGCCGTGATTGAGATCAGCGGCGTCAAGGCGGTCAATTACGCGGCGGCAGTGGAGTAATGGCAATGAAACCTCAATTCAATCCGTTTGTCTGGGGTGAAGGCGGCGTAGCGGCAACGCCGCAAGATATTGCCCAACGTCGCAAGCTTGCACAGGCTTTGATGGAGCGCGCGAGCGATACGTCCCCTGTCCAGCATTGGACGCAAGGCGCGGCAAGGCTTGTTGACGCGATGGCAGGGGCCTATCAGAATTCCCGCGCGGACGAGGATATGAAAAAAGGCCAAGAGGCCGCGTCAAAAGCATTTAGCGATTTGACCGGAGGCGGGGGAAGCCCGTCCGGTGCGGCAAGGGCATCCGGCGGCGGCATTGGCGGCGTTGACCCTCGCGTTCTTGGCGTTTTGGACAATCCCTTTGCTTCTGACGGGCAACGCACAATTGCGGAAGCCATGCTAAAGCGTCAAATGGCACCGCCACAGGCACCGGCAAAGCCTCGATACGAAAACGTCGGAGGGCGACTTGTCCAGATCAATCCGGACGGCACGGTGAAAGAGGTATATGCCCCGCCGCAAGAGCAGCCAAAACCGGAATTCAAAAATGTCGGTGACAGTTTGGTCCGGATTAATCCAGACGGGACTGTCAACGAGGCATTTTCGCCACAGCCAAAGCCTGATGCACTTACAAACGATCAAAAAGAATACGAGGTGGCAAAATCGCAAGGGTTCCAAGGGACATTTTTTGATTACCAGACCGCTTTGAAAAAAGCGGGGGCTTCAACAGTCAACACAACGCCCGGGCCTACAAAGCAGGTATTCGATACGGTTTCGGCAAGAGCAGACGAGGCAAGAGGCGCGGCTTTGGCACTTCCTGCGTTTGCGGAAGCGTCAAACGCGCTTAATAGCGGGAACATCATTCTAGGGGCTGGCGCTGATTTGCGGCTTGGATTGTCAAAAATTGGGGCCTATTTCGGGCTTGACCCTTCGGCGGCTGAAAACACGGAAACATTCCGTGCCGCGATGGCCCCGACTGTCTTGGCACTTGTCAAAGGGCTTGGTGCGGGGACGGCAATTTCGAACGCAGACCGTGAATTCGCAGAAAAGGCCGCTGGCGGCAATATCTCTCTTGAAGAGGGGGCGGTTGCAAGGCTGATTGATATCGGTAAGCGTGCGGCGGAGTACAAGGTTTCCCAACATAACAAGATGATTGATCAGGTTTATCCGGAAGGGACCCCTGAAACCGGTCAAGTCAGGTCACTTTTCAGGGTTGACGTGCCTCAATATTCCAACCCGCAACCACAAGCGCCACAGCCTGTAACGCCACAGCAGCCCGCGCCAGCTGGGCAGGCACCAAAGCCGGGCATGATTGAAGACGGCTACCGGTTCAAAGGCGGCGATCCGGCCGATCCGAATTCTTGGGAAAGGGTGCAATAATGGCAGGCCCTTGGGGAAAATACGCGCAGCCGTCAAAGAGTGTACCGGCAGGCCCGTGGGCCAAATATTCCAAAAGTCCGCTGCCTGATGAGCAGCCTAAAATGGTGCCTTCCTATGACGCGCTCGGCAACCCTACAGGGTTTGAAGAAGCGCCAGCCGCCACGTCTGACATGCCATACCTTGATCAGATTTCCAACGCGGGGAAAGCAATTGGCGGTGCGGCTGATTTTGCCGTCCGGCAAGCTGCCAGCGGCATGACATTCGGGCTTGCCGACCGCGCGGCAGGGCTTGCTGATTATGCAACAGGGAACGCGCCTTCTGCTTATGAGGGGATGCTTGCACAACAAAAAAGAACAGAAGAAGAAACCAACAAGTACCCAGCAGCGGCGTATCCGATCCAGATTGGAGCGGGTATCCCTGTTTTCAATGCCTTGCAAAAGGCGGGGTTGACCTTGGCTCCTTTGATGAAAGGCAAAAATCTACCGACGCAAATGGGGCTTATGGCGACAGAAGCAGCCGGATACGGTGCTGCCTATGGCGCGGGGACTTCGCAAAAAGACACGGTTGGCGGGGTTGCGTCCGACGCTTATGACTCGGCAAAAGGTGCCGCGTCTTTCGGCGCTCTCTTGCCTCCTGTCGCCAAAGGCGTGGGCTGGCTCTTTGGCGGCGGCGCAAAACAGGCGGCGCTTGCCAATCGTCCAAGCTATGAGCAAATGGTCGGGGAGCGGGCGGGGTCTCTTACCCAAGAGCAATATCAATCCGCGCTCGATTTGATGCTTTCTGCCAAGCAAAGCGGGATAACACTGACCGTTGACGAGGCGCTAAATGCTGTTTCGAGCGGGGCAACAAAACTTGGTGACCTCAGAAAGCTGACCGAATTAACCGAAGCCGGGCAGAAATTTCAAAACGTCATGGCGGAGCGCCCCAACCAAATGGCGAATGCCGTGTCGTCGGAACTTGATAAAATTTCGCCGCCCGTCTCCCGCCCTTATGATGTTGCGCCAAACGTGCAAAAAATTGGCGAAGACGTTTTGAGCAACGCTGAAAAATTGCGCACACAAGCGGTTGACCCGTATTTCAAAGCGGCGGAATCCGACATCATCAACCCAAATGCAATTCGCGCCGTTGAAAAAAGAATAGACCAAATAGCGGCAAAGGACACAACGGGCGTTTTGTCGGATGTCGCCAATGAATTTCGCGATGTCATTACATCGAAAAAGGGTGTGCCTGCAAAAACGGCGCAACGCATTGAAAAGCAACTCCCGAAAGGAAAAATCTACACAACGATCCCCGCCGAAGCGGCCAAGCCAAGCAAATTGGCGACAGATGTAGAGAATTTGAACCGCGCCCGGCAATTCATGCGCGATAAAATTGAATTCAAACCATTCGACATGAAGCCAATCCCGAAAGAGCAAAGGGCAAACATTCAAGCGGTCTTGAATATCTTGAAGGCCCGAATGGAAAAAGGCTCCGAAAACTTTAGGGTTGGCAACCAACTTTATCAAGATATCACAAAAAACAAAATTGAGCCGTTGAAAAACAGCCCTATTGGACAATTGGCAGACGCTTCAACGCCGGAAGCGCAGCGTTCCATTTTGTTTAACAAAAACCCGTTGCCGAATTCCGATTCTGGCGTGGCAAACGCAATTCAGTCGATTAAAGCGCGTGATCCGGAATTAGCCAAGGCGCTGATCCGTCAAGAAGCGGAAAGGGTCGCAAATTCAACGGTAAAGAGCCTTGACAGCAAGGCACAACCTGACCAATACGGCGGTGACAAATTCGCAAAAGCGTTCCTTGATAACCCTCAATATGCCGAAAATTTCCGCAAGATGATGGGTGTTATCGGGTCAGACACAAAATCGTTTGACCGCCTGTTGAAAGTCTTGCAAGCGACAGGAAACAAGCCCGGCACGGGGTCGGATACGGCTTACAAATTGTCTGGCAAAAACGATCTGGAGAGAAGCGGCATCAAGGGCGTTGTCGATGCTTTCATAACCCCGCTTAAATCAGCAGGTGAGGCTTTTGACCGTGCGCGGCTCGGGGATCAAACAGGGCAGTTGGCCGATTTGCTGCTTTCGGGCGAGCAAGGGGTGCGGCGCGTTCAAGAATTGGCGGCTCAAGGCGATGAAACGGCGCGGAAAATCCTCAAAATTGCCGATGCTGTCACAAACACTGGCAAATTCATCATTCGTTCGGATGCTTTGAACCGTAACGATCGATAATAAACCCGATTGAAAAAATCGCAGTCATCAACACAACAAACCCGATTTCCTTGTTATCAAAAAGCGGCACGAAATATTGGTGGCTTGCCCAATTAACCAAATATGCCGCGCCAAAAGTGGCACCTAGCATAAGATAAAACTTCATTCGCTCCCCTCCATTTTAGCCGCGTACCCTAGCGTAACGTCTCTCTAAAAACAACTGAGTACAAACCACAGCCTCGCTTTTGCGGGGTTTTTTTATGAGGTTAACTATGCCGCGCAATTCAACGGGCGTTTACAGCCTGCCAACAGGCTACCTTGCTGTTTCCGGACAGACGGCGAAGGCGTCCCAACACAACCCGCCTTTGGAGGACATCGCCACGGCGCTTACGCAATCGGTTGCGAGCGATGGCCGGACGCCAATGACGGGCGCTTTGACGCTTTCTGGCGATCCTACATTACCCCTTCACGCCGCGCCGAAACAATATGTGGACGCGCTGACCTCTTCCCCATGGACAGACCTCGCAAGTGCCGCAACGACTGATTTGAGCACAGTCACGGGCGAGAATATCCGTGTGACAGGCACGGTCACGATTACGAGTTTAGGCACGGCGGCAAGCGGGGTGACGAAGTTGCTTCGGTTTGCGGCGTCATTGACCATTACGCACAATGCCACGTCGCTGATTTGCCTTGGTAATGCGAACATCATAACGGCGGCTGGCGATTTTGCCGAGGTGCGCTCTCTTGGTTCCGGCAATTGGGTTATGACGCGATATGAGCGGTTTTCGGGCCTCGGCGCGTGGACAACAGTCGCGTCGGCGGCAACTGTCGATCTCGGCGCACAGACGTCGCGGAATATCGCGCTGAGTGGCACGACGGGGATCACGTCGTTTGGCTCGACACCGACGCCGGACAATGTCCCGTTCAACATCCGATCAACTG